GCGTGCTAGCATTCCCGCAATCTTTCGGAGGCGAGCGATGTTCGATCTCACGCAATGGATGCGCGCATATCCCGGGCAGGTCTTCCGAGACTTCGAGATGACTGTTACGCAGAACGGGAATGGTCTGTTCACCAAGCCAATGCCCACCGCAGAGCGGCCGCATCGTACGAGTCGCGAGTTTCTCGTGGTTCTTGAGCGTGACGTACGTGAGGCACTGGATGGCGGTGACGCCGCGACCCGAAACGCAATCGGGCAACGCTCGATCGACGTTATCAATCGGGTCTTCGCGGGCGGTGTGGACTTGGGAGAGGCCCGAGATCCGCAAATTCGTATTCACCTCGGCAGCGAAGTGCTCGACGAATGGCTGAGAGGTCCAGCGTAAAGCGAGAAGATATCGAGGAACAATAGCTCCTTCAATTGCCGCCACTGTTGCATAGCGGTAGCTCGCACTGCCGGTTGTCCCAGCGCGCATATTGTCACTCGCCGGTCCCGCATTCTTTAGGGTGGCGATGAGCCGCATCACAACGCCCCCCGCTTCGGCCATCGGTTGTTGATTCATGATGTGCTCCGTTTGTTGCGGGTTGCTTCAATGGTTCGTACTGCTGCGTTGGTCATTTGCTGCCGGTGTTACGATGTTCGAAATAGCCGGAGGTGTAGATGGCGTACTACGGGATTACCCACGCGCGCATTGACGACGCAACGGGGCGTGCAACCCACGTTCGCTACGCGTTGATCAACCCACAGACGAACTCGTGGGGATCTCCTTTTGCAGATGTAGACATTGATCAGATCATCATGCTTCTCATGAGCGATGATCATGTCTACGCGCTCCACTCCATCGACGGGCTCACGCCGCTTGGCCCGAAAGTGGGCGTCGTTGTTGGCGAAAACGGCTATGAGTGGATCGAGGTCGCGGAGCCTGAAAAGCACGAAGGACGGTTGCTTCGCGATCTGCCTGCTATGTAGGTCCTTGTTCAACAGCCGCGACAAGCCGCACAAGCTCACGCTTTAACGCCAGAGCATTCCCATCGCTTGCGCTTAGATCGACCATTTTGTTGGCATCAGCAGAATGGTCGGTAACAACCGGCTTGGCTGTTTTGCCATCACGCATCACAACGCCCCCCGCTTCGGCCGAACAGCGCCGTTGATCTTCTGCATACCCATCCGGCGCCCACCGCGGCGCGCGGCCTCAATGACTTCCTGACACGAGCGGTGCGTCTTGACGGCGCCGTCGAGATCTCGTGCGCAGGGGATGCTGACGCTCTCCCATACGACGACGCCATTGACGCGCAGGCTGTAGCTGCAATGCAGCGAGCCGGGCAGGGGGCGGCGTTGCACGTCGTGCTTGCCGATGCGGATGGTGGCGGGCGTACGGTTCACTATGCGATGCATGGTTGGTCTCCGTTGCGGCTGGTCAGTCGTCGAAGTCGCCTGCAGCCAGTTTCTTGAGGTCGACCCACACGCGGCGGGTCGTGCGAATGCGCGGGTGGGTGCGGGCGTGCGCGGATGCCTCGATGGCGGTGCGGACGGGGCCGGCGGCCAGGGCCTGCGCGTCGGTGCAGATGAGGCGCAGCTTGTTGCGCTCGGCGAGCACGGCCGCGTCTGCGATGGGGCGTGGAGGCATGTCAGCCCCCGAGCACCATTGCGGCTTCGGGCGCGATGGCGCCGGCGAGGCCGAACGCAAATAGCACTACGGCAAGGCCGAGGGCGGGGCGGTGGCTGAAGTAGCCGGACGCGAGGCGGTGGAGGGCGGAACGGTGCATCGTGTCCTCCTCATGCCTGACGCTGGGTGATGCGCGTGGGCTCTGTCTCGGACGTTTCGTCGAGATGGAGGGCGTATGCGTGCAACAACAGCACTGAGCTTAGTGCGGCGAGGTAGGCTGAGAACTTAGCGAGTTTGCGAGAGGTATGCATTTGCACTCCAAGTGGCTGTTGGAGTGAAAGAGTACCCATGGGTATTGATCAAAACAATACCTTTATGGTGGGTAAATGTAGAAATGTATTGCACTGCTAATTGGATTTCTAACGACTCCAAAGAGCCTGCCGTTGGAATAACCCCACCCCAGAGGGGAGCGGGCGGCCACCTTGAAATTGACCTGCAGTGCTATATTCTGAGCCGCAATATCCGGTTGCTTTTGATCGCTCGTAATAGATAGTCTATGTCTGACCTGGATCAAAGCGGGTACAGAAATTGAGGTGGGGGGAAATGTTCCAGTCGATATCAAAAGAAGCTTTCGAAGCTCGCTTTTACGGCCGCACGCCTTTCGTTAGGTTGTTCTCGACCGAACTAGAGTGGTTCATGGAAGAACGGGGCGAGACGACGATTCTTGCGGTAATGCTCCGATGCGAGATCGACAAAGACTTTAATGCGATTGTGCTAGGCCGTGACCTAGACCGCAGATTCAGAGCTATCAATGTCATTGTCTCGAAGGACTCTCGAGACGAGCTTGTAGAGGCACTAAATGCTTGTGTGGATGATTTATTCAATGCGCATGTAGAGGGCTGCTTTCCACAGGGCGACGAAACTAGCGCTTTTGCTATCTTCGATCCGCGTGTTCCTGAAAATCGCCGAAATCGATATTATCGATTATTAGTCGAGGATCCCGTTCATTTTCCGGCTCGGGTCATGATGGAGGAGTTGGCGTATTGGTTCAAGGATCCGGATGGCGTTTTCATTCGCGCACTTCAGGGAAATGAGTTTAACTCCAGGCTCTTTGAGCTTTATCTTCATGCTGTCTTCTATGAGCTGGATTTTGAGATTAGCCGTGATCATCCGCAGCCAGACTATTGCCTGCAGAAAGGCGCGGACCAAGTTTTCGTAGAAGTGGCAACGATCGCTGAGCAGGAGAACGTAGAGCAGTTAGAAGTCAATGAGGAAACTCTCCGGGAGATAGAGCGCCACGCTGCAGAGGAAATGCCTTTTAAGTTTCAACGTGCTTTGTTGAACAAGGTTCGGCACAGGCCTGAGCCAAGCAGATTGCACTATTGGGAACTTGACCACGTACGAGGAAACCCATTCGTCATCGCGCTACACGACTATTCGCGCCCAATGTCCATGGCATTCTCCAGTATGGCGTTGCAAGAATACTTATACGGTTGGCGTGTGACGAGGGAGGGTGTATGTGAGACTTTTGATCGTCACGTTGTGGGCGAGCGCAGTATTCCCGTCAACTTCTTCTCACACGATCGCCATACGCACATTGCAGCCGTGATGTTGGCAACTCAGGGAACGATTCCGAAGTTCAATCGGATGGGGCGCCTTGCGGGCCTGCGCAGTCCTAACTCCCTGGCCATTGTTACGGGAGCGAGGACGGATGGGCAGGGGGATGTACGGCCTTTTCGGGCCATTGTGGAAGAGCGCAAATACTCGGAACTCTGGCACGAAGGCATCTACATCTTCCACAACCCTAGGGCGGTGCATCCTTTGGATCCAGAACTCTTCCCGCACGTAATTCACGTGTTCCAAACAGACGACGGAATCGAACAGCTTGTGCCAACCAATTTCATCGTTTCAAGCACTACTCAGATGTTGATTTCAGAGCCGCAGGCGATTAATGAAGTGCTCCGGCGCCTTGATGAGGCAAACGAAGGGCCACAGGCTGCGAATCTTCCCGAGGTCAATGACTTGGGTGGTTAACGCGATGCGACAACGATACAGGACAGGTTTGAGGATAGGATGGCCTACAGAAAAGTAGCGGGGTCGCAATTGAGCGAAGTCAGGCGCTGTTCCGGCCCCTAAAAGAGCACTGCGTCCGCGCAGCACCTTCGACTAGCAGGTCGAGGACATGCTCGAACCAAGCGTTTGAGCGGTCGCTGATCATCCGAGTGACTGAAAGCGGTTCTACCATGACATCATCGCTTCAACCTCCTTTTTCGGCTCGAGCCAGAGGCAAACACCGACAGATCGACGGTGATTTTCCTGCCTCTGCAAGAAGCGGTCTACTTCACCTAATCTCTGATCTCGTCGAGCGTAGGTACGTTAAAGACTGGACGGTTGTCGCGCGCGAATTGCATCGGATCGGACGGCTTGAGGTGGTCAGCTATGACGCTTCATATGGGACGAGCTTGAAGCAAGCTAAGCTGAACGTAGAAACAGCCCTCAAAGAGCTTCGTTGGGACAGGGCCTATGATTTCTGTGAGCGCTTGTTTAGCCATCTTCCTCACGAAATCGGCTTCGAGGACAGTGCAGGTAATTACTGCGTTGATGTGCCGGTAAGTGAAATTCAAGCGTACATCGCCACCGAACTTCAGCGACTTTTTCTAGAAGAAGACCTTGCGTATGAGTTTTCGGAAGGCGCTGTCCGCCGACGCGGTCGAAAGCACACTGTAGAACTCACAGCAAAGTCGCAAGTTGTACTTGGGGACACGCGGCTCTCAAGCGCGAGGAGGCACTTCGACAAGGCTCTACAGTTTTTCCGGCATCCTACGCGCCCTGACTTTGAGAATGCTGTTAAGGAGGCTGTCTGTGCAGTAGAGGCTGCCGGGAAAGTTCTTTTCCCGATGGCAAAAGCAGCGACTTTAGGCGACCTCATAAAGTGGCTTGGTACAACCCCAGAGGTATCCGTGCCGAAGGCGATCTGTCAGACCTACACAGGAGTGTATGCGTTTCGAAGCGGTGGCGAAGGGGTTGGCCACGGCGGGGCGAACGGGGGAAAGGCCACGCTGGAAGTAACTGAGTACTTGTTAGCGGTCTGTGCTTCGCAGATCATCTTCTTTGTCGACATCGCCAACTCTATGGAAGTTGACGTTCCGTTTTGAGTGGATGTGTCTCATGAGGGAAACCGTAGACAACCCTCATGAGCGCATTCTCTGCTTCCGCGAGCAGAGCGTCCCCTTCCCGGAGCATGTCGTCGGAAAGCGCGTGGGCGTTCGCGGCAAAGTAGGTTGCTTCCTGCCCTGCCGGAGGCATCCACGCCGACACCTGAGCACGTACGTTGCGGAATAGCTGAATCGCATTCAGTGTTTCGAGTTTCGCCTGCGGCGTCGTCCGTCCGGGTTGGCGCACAAGCTCCCAAAGGCAGTTAGCAACGGTCTCAATATGCAGCTGTGTGATGCTGAGCAGAATGGCAGTAGTTTCGGGCGACGCGCGGAGATGTGTGCTGAACGCAATGCGCAACATTTGCTCGCAGCGGTGATAGCGCGCAGTGGCATCGTTCCATTTTTCCTGCAGAGTAGCTTGCATAGCTTGGTCTAAGGTTCCTGGTTGGTGGGGTGGATGATGTGGACCATTGCGCGTGTCGCGGGGCTGCGGCTCAGAGCTTTGCTCTTTCGCTCGCAGCCTAATCGCAAGACGCAGCTGCATCGCGGCGTCCGCAGCATCGTTCAATCGATGCCTGTAGAAACCTCCGACGACGAAGGCCGGTTTGTGGGTCGGCGACGTGGGTTTCAGGACGAGCGCTACGCCGTCGTATGCGTCGCTCTGAACGTGCTCCAGCAACAGAGCCACCGCGCGATCGAGATCGCGCCGATACCCCGCAGCGAGACGCGCGTCTTGCGCTTTGCTCTGGCTCGATGGAGGTGTTCCAGGCGGTGTGCGCGTGCCTGGCTGAGGAAACTGAATGAGGATGCCCATTGTTGATTCGACTGACGGCCCGCGCGGGCAGCCATGTTGTTGGTGGGCGGCCAACAATAGAATAAGAATCCTCCTATTCGCGTCCTGCTCAACAGGAAACAAAAAATCCCGCCGAAGCGGGATTCATTAACTGGCGCGCTTGCGCTGCGCCTTTGCCTTGGGAAGAGGTGGGTAGCCGTAGTCGGAGGGCTCTGCAACTTCTGCTGGTGCTTCTTCGAAGCGCTTTGCCTTCGGTCCATCTGCACGGGCAATGGGCGTCGCACCTTTGAGCTGTTTCTTCGCAGCAAGTACCGCTTCAAGTGTCGCAATCGCGGCTTCGATATCCCGTTCAGACAAGTCATTCAGTGCACTGATTGCCAGTGCGCCGAAGTCGGGCGCTGGTGGCGCCTCGTCTTCTGCATCGAGGGAGAAAGGCGGCAGGTGGAGCGCTTGCTCGATCTCGCGCGCGACGTCTTCGCCGATGCGCTTGCCACCGGCTTTGCCTTCTTCGTAGAGCATGCGCCCCACGTATGACTGGGCCTTGCCGATAGCCTGGGCGAGTTTCACGATCGAGCCCTCGAAGCGAGAGACGCGGATCTGGTCCAGCCGCTGCCGACGTCGTTCGTACTTATCCATTCTTTACAAATTCCGGCCCTGTTTTTCGCGGATACGGCCCGCCAAGGTATTGAGATAAAAAATACCCGTGGGTACCATCGTCGCATGGAAAACCTGCGGGCTTACTTAAACGCAATGTCACCGGACAAGCAGGCGGATTTCGCGCGCTTGTGTGGCACGACGATCCGCTACCTGCGCAAGGCAATCAGCCTCCGCATACGGTTAGGGCCGATGTTTTGCGTTGGCATCGAGAGGGAGACGCGTGCGCTTGTTACGCGCAAACACCTCCGTCCCGACGACTGGCATTTGATCTGGCCCGAGCTTGTCTCCGCCCGCGCGTCATCCACACGGCTACACCGAAGGCCAATGCGGCCCAAGCCCCGAATGATACCGGCTGCAGCATCTGCGGCCCGTCTTCGACGCATTCGTCGCAGGGGCTGCTTCCGCGCGCTGGATTGCGCCTTTCCAACGATGAGGCGAGTGTACGCGCCCGCCAGAACCGCCGGTAGTGCGACGCGCACGGCGGCCCTATGACCCCACTTTAGGAGGCACCTCTTGAGCTACCACTATTCCGAAATCAATCAACACGATGCGCTCTATTGGGTAGCGCGCGGTTATCCGGGCGGCGTTGAAGGATTGGCCGCGCGGATGGACAAGTCCGCCGCGGTGCTGCGCAACAAGCTGCTGCCGCATGTGCAGACGAACTACGTGTCGTTTGAAGAGGTGTCGGTGATTGTCGAGCACGCGGAAGGCGCTGGTGTGCCGAACGCGAAGCTGCCGATTCAGGCGCTGTGCTGGCGGCACGGGATGGTGGCGATTCCGCTGCCCGAGGTGGCCCGCGAGGATCTGCCGAATACGGATCTGTATGAGGCGCTTTGCAATGTGTTGGCCGAGGTGGGGGATGTGAGCCGCGCGATGTCTGCGGCGCTGGCGGACAACCATCTGTCGGAGGGTGAGATGAGGAAGCTGGAGCGGGAGTTTGAAGAGGCGACGGCTTCTGTGATGGTGCTGCGTGAGTTGCTGCGCGTGCGTGCACAGCGTGATGCGGAGCGGATGCAGCGGTTGCGTGGTCAGGCGTGATGCGCCTGCTGTTTGTTTGTTGTGCATGTGTCAGCCGATGCCGGTGCGTTGGCTGTTTTTTGAGCGCGTGAGCGCATAGGAGTAGTGATGCAAGGCTGTAAAGAAAATTGCGGTGGGCAGGCGAAGTTGTCGCGTGAGCATGCCGAGAAAATCGCTGATGTTCTGTGCGCCCAGGTCAAGGAATACAACGACTTCAATCTCGCGATGCCCGCGCGCCTGACTGAGGCCCGTGAGGCCCTGACGCGCGAGCTAAGGCTGCTAGCCGAGGTTACTGGGCCTTTTTGACAAGGTAGGCGGCGTAGGTTTCGATAAACGAAGAGCAGAACTGCGCTGTTGTCTCGCCGGCACGCGCGTTGGGAGTATTCGGAGATCCGAACATGGTGGGTTGTTGCTCAATGAGTTTCATGAGCATTTTTTCTGCTTCATCGCGGGCGTCTTTGAGTTCCATGTTTCCTCGTAGAAGGGGTTGAAGTGATCTTCATCGGGTCCGGAAACCCGACGAAGCAGTGTTGCCGCCAGAGGTTGGGGCGGCAACCAGTAGGACCGAGTTGTATCGATTTTTGACAGGGCTAGACCGCGCATGACACAAACGCAGAGCAACACGCCACGCTTTTCACACGGCATGACGTGCTGCAAGGCTGGGCGTGTTGCTGTGGGCTTGTCGTGTGAGCGCGTCGATCAGATGTGTTGTGCGTGGCATCGCATTGCAGGGGCGTTCAAGCCACGCGGGTTGCCGGTGCTGTCGAAGTTTGCGGAGCATCTGCTGGATGCTTGCGCGTGGCCGCTGGCTGATGTGTTTTGGCCGTTCAATGCGGCTGGTGAGTCTTCTGCGCTGGCGTTGGCCTGCGCGTCGCGTTATCGCGCGATTTCAACTGAGGCGGAGCGCCTCGCTTTTCGATCCACCGTTGTTGCGTCGACGTCGCCGGAGTTTGTGGCGGTGTTTGATGTGCTGTGTAAGGCCGCGCCGCTGCGGCTGTAAGGGCGATTCCATGGACATTCCTATCGAGGCCGTTGGCGCTGTTTGGGCCAAGGGCAGGGCGGCTGCATTGTCTGGCCGTCCGTTGGATGAGGCGAACGAGTATCCGGCTGGCAGCGCGCATCACGCGGCGTGGCTGGCGGGGTATATGGGCTTGACGCGCACCTATGGAGGCGAGGGTGTCGGCGTATCGGATCAATGATCTTGAGTTGAGCGCGCTGTCCGGGGCAGGTGCGGAGATCGCACATCTGTACCTGGTGGCGTTGCGCCCGCGTATGGACTTCAGGACGGGCGTGGTGGGGCGCGTGGTGCGGATCTCGTATCAGGCGCTGCGTGAGTGGACGGAGCGCACTGCGCGTCGTGGCGTGCGCTACCTGGCGCATGACAAGTCGAAGCTGCAACGGATGTTGGCGCAGTTGGAGAAGCTGGGGCTGCTGCGCCGGCTTGGCGGGCAGTACGAGCTTGTTTTTGCGTGCCCGTTGGCGGATACGGATTCGTGCGTCCAAAAGAAAGCCGGTCGAGGTTCGATACACCCGCAGGATGGCTACGAGTTCAATGCTGACGCGGGTTTTACGGATGTGCCGGAGTCTGTGGATAACGCGAAAGCCGCCACACATCCGTATTCCGGTAACACCTATAAAACCAACCCCCCTAACCCCCCACGCCGGGGGCGTGAGAAGAAGGAGATTGAGTCCCCCACGCCTGCGGCACGGGAGGATCGAAACGGCCCCCAACACTGTCGCTCGCGGCGGCACCGGCTCTCAGAGGAACGTGGTCAGAGCGCGAGTGTGGTTGGGGATGGGCTTGCAGAGAGTGAGGATTGGCAGGGCGTGGCGTGGCAGGCAGACCTTGCCTGGCCGGTTGACCTGAGAGGGCCGGAGCGGGCGCGTGTTGCACGCATTGTGGCTCGTGCACCTGCGGACATGAGGCAGGTGGTGATCGACGAATGGCGGGGCCGTATGGCGGCGGGTGGTGTGGACGATCCGTTTGCGATGCTGGCCTATCACGCGAAGCGGGCTTGCGATCCGGATTGGGTGCCGTCGTATGCGGCGGCGGTGCGGGAGTCGCGCGAGCGGGCAAGGGCGCTGCGGCGCCAGCAGGAGGAGGCGCTGGCGCGGTTGCAGGCGCAGGCGGAGCAGGCGGTGGCTGGGCTGCCGTGGCATGCGGGCCGGTTGCGGCACGCGGCAGGCGTTGCGCGAGGTGCGGCATGACGGCTGCGGAGGCGTTCGACGCGGCGGCGCTGGCGGCGATCGGCAAAGGTGAGTGGCCGTCGCGGGCGGTGTTCTGGTCGGCGGTGCGGTTTGGGATGAAGGCCGTTGAGGCGGCGCGCTGGGCTGATGCTGAGGAGCGGTGGTCGGCGCTGTGGCGGGTGGCGGTGGCTGAGCATCTGCCGCCGATTCCGGATGCGCCGTTGGTGGGGGCGCCGTCGTCTGTGGTGCAGGCGGAGCGGCAGCTTGCGCGCATGCGTGAAATCGTCGGATCGAGGAGGCAGGATGTATTGCGTTAAGCCGCGTGAGGTGACGAGGCAATCTGCGTTGGTGACGAGCGAGGATCAGGCGCTCGATGATCTGCTGTTGGAGTGGTTCCGCTGGGAGGCGCAGTATTCCGGCACGAAGTGGTTTTCGAACCGGGATGCGACGTGCGGCGGGTCTGCGAGCTCGCGGCAGTGGATGTCGACGGATGACATCCACGAGGCGAGCGTGGATGCGTGGCAGATGCAGCAGGTGGCGGCGGCGATGGAAGCGATCTCGGGCGACCACGCGCTGGCGATTCGGGTGGAGTGTCGGAATCGGCTTGGGCCGGGGGTGTGGCGGAATCCGCGTGCGGGGCTGCGGCAGCCGCTGGCCTATGCGGCGGCGAAGGTGGCGATCAGGCCTTGGATTGTTAAATTCGGTGTCGAGTATTGATGGGGGCGGGGCGCGTCGCTTACAGTTCGGTTCGTGGGGCGACGCACGCCTGTACGAAATGAAAAAGCCCGAGTGGAAATGCTCGGGCTTTTTTTCGTCCATCAAATGAGCTCTGCAGTGGTTGCAGTGCTGTTTCGACATCGTTGCCTCTCACTTCTGACTGGCAGCCTTGTCGATTTCTCGGCAACGCGTAATAACCCTGCGGATTCTAGGATCATTGCTGGAGGAAAAACTGAAGGGCTCGTCTAGCTCAAAGGTGGGGAGGATCGCCGCTGGCCGTCGAAAGATTCGATTCAATTCAAGCGACAGGAGCACTAGCGCCTGAAAAGAAGCTCCAGCACTGTCCAGAATCTTTCCAAACTCGACCCGTTCTTTCTCAAGCATCGCCTTGATCTGGGCTTCGTTCGTGGGGTCAGTGAAGCCCTCTTCCGACTTCGGGTGGACCAATCTATTTCGAGCGGGCACGAGCATCCTTAGGGCGTTCATCGCAGGGCCCTTTGGATTGAGCGATTTGCCGAAGACTAGGCGTGGGACGACCTGCCACTTGCCAATGACGTCTAGCTTGTCGAGCACGTTTCTGGCGTATTCGTCGGATAGGTTGATCGCCGCCAGATCATAGATGGCGGCCTCACAAGCCATCCCTGAGAAGACGATAGTTTTGATCGCAGCCTTGAGCAGTCCCTCCCGGTAAGCAATGTGATCGCTTGGGTCTTCATCGTGCGCTGGGATGGGAACAGGATGTTCCTGCGCCTGCAGGAGGGCAACTAGAGACGCCTCAGCGATTTCGTAATACGTGGTAGCGAAGTGGTTGGTTCGCGACCAACTCGTTTTCAGTCTGAATTCAACCGTATTTACGCTGTGCCAATCCCATTGATCAGTATCTTCACGTGAGTTACTCATGTCTTTCCTTTGCCCGAACCGGGTTGGAAGGATGTTGCCAGGTTCTTGAAGGAGCAGCCGCCCCGGGGGCCCCCGAGCGGGTAGCGTACTGCGGGGGCGCTCACCCGCGATTCTTCGTTATCGGCCAGTTTTCCAGCTTAGTGAAATTCACCTCCTACGAGGTGAAACGGTGAAATCATGAGTGAAACGATCCTTCTGACGCGCTCTGCGTTCGCGGCGCGCCAGAACTGGTCGCCCAGCTACGTCACCAAGCTTGGCAAAGAAGGGAAGCTGGTCACCACGCCTGACGGCAAGCTGGTCGACGTCGATGCCACGCTCGCGAAGATCAAGCGCGGCTCCGACCCCGCAAAGGAAGCTGTCCGCAACCGCCACGAGGCCGCACGCATCGACCGCGACGTCTATAGCGCAAGAGACACAACGCCCGACGTCGACCTATCCCTAGGCCACGACTTCCAAGCCGCCCGCGCTGAACGCGAGTACTACCAGGCACAGCTAGCCCGCACCGAATACCAGTGGGTCTCCGGCCTACTGGTCAGCCGCATTGCCGTCGAAGACGCTGCCGAAAAGATCGGCGCCAACCTGCGCGACCGCATCATGGGCCTGCCGCGCCAGATCGCGCCCGAGCTGGCCTCGATGACCGATCCATGGGCCGTCGAGCGCCATCTCGAAACCGCACTGCGCAAAGTGCTCGACGACATGATCGTCCACGGCGCCGCAGTGCTTTCCGAATCCATCAACGATCCCGACCGCGGCAAGTTGGCCGACCTGTCACGTGCGGGGAAAGAGAGGTACGGCTCGATAGAGCCCATCGACACATCGTGAGCCATCCCGACGGAGCCGCACTGTTCGCCCGCGCCTTCCTGGCCGGCTTGAAGCCTGACCCCGAATTGTGGGTAGACCAGTGGTCCGAAGAGTTCATGGTGATCCCCGACGAGTCGGGTGCCGCCGAAACCGGGCCATACCGCTCCGCGCGCACGCCGTACGCCGTCGAGCCCATGCAGTGCCTGTCGCCCGCGCATCCGTGCTTGCGTGTGGTCGCCATGGTCGCGTCGCAGCTGTTCAAGACGCAGGTCGCGTTGAACTGGATCTCGGCGACGATCCACCGCGCGCCGGCCAACTTCCTCGCGCTGCAACCGACGTTGAACCTCACACGCCGCTTCTCCGCACGTGTGGCCAAGACAATCGATGCTGTACCCGTCCTGCGCGAGCGCGTCGCATCGGCCCGCTCGCGCGACGCTGCCAACACCGCCGAGCGCAAAGACTTCCGCAAAGGCACGCTGTTCATCAACACCGCCGGCTCCGCCGCCAACCTGGCCGAAGTCTCCGCGCGCTACGTGTACGGCGACGAAATCGACCGCTGGGTGCGCGACCTCAACAACGAAGGCGACCCCATCGGTATCGCCGAGAAGCGCGCCAGCACCTTCGGGCGCAACGCCAAGTTTTACTACACAAGTTCGCCGACGATCGACGGTGCCTCGCGCATCGCCGAGCTCTACGCGCAAAGCGATCAGCGCCATTACTACGTGTCGTGCCCGCACTGCGGCCATGAGCACATCCTCGAATTCGAGCAGCTGCGCGCAAGCGACGACTTGAGCGACGTCTACTGCGAGTGCCCCGCGTGCTTCTACCGCATCCGCGAGCACGAAAAGCCCGCGCTGTTCAAGACCGGCCGCTGGATCCCGCACGCCAAAGGCGACGGCGAGACGGTCGGCTTCCACCTGTCGACGGTGTATTCGCCGCTGGGCTGGGTGTCCTGGCGCGCGCTCATCAAGGAACACCGCGAGGCCAAGCTGGCGCAAGAGAAAGGCGATCCGGGCCTGATGCAGGTGTTCTACAACACGCGTCTCGCGCGCGTCTGGGACAACGCCCAGCAGCGCACCAGCGCGGACGAGCTGCGCGAGCGCGCAGAGGATTACCGCCTGCGCACCGTGCCCGCTGGTGCACTGCTGCTCACGGCTGCCGTCGACACCCAGGACGACCGCCTCGAACTGCTCGTCATTGGCTGGGGCGAGGGCATGGAGCGCTGGACAATCGACCACCAGGTCCTCATGGGCGATCCGTCCGACCCGGCGCTGTGGGCCACGCTGGACGAAGCGCTGCAGGCAACGTTCCTGCACGCCTCCGGCAAAGAGATGCAGATCCGCGCCGTTGCCATCGACTCAGGCGGCAGCCACACGCAGGACGTGTATCACTTCACGCGCCTGCGGCAATGGCGCCACGTGCTGGCCGTCAAGGGCGCCAGCAAACCGAACAAGCCCGTGATCGCGCAGCGGCCGTCGCGTGTCGACGTGACATGGCAAGGCACCACCGAAGTTGACGGCGCCGAGCTCTGGATTGTCGGCACCGACACCGCCAAAGACTGGATCTACAACCGCTTCAAGCTCACCAGCGGCCCCGGCGCGTTGCACTTCTCGAATGACCTGCCGCTTGAGTTCTACAAGCAGCTCACGGCAGAGAAACAGATCGTGCGTTACGTGAAGGGCTTCCCGCGCACCGAATGGGTCAAGGCGCGGGGCGACCGCAACGAGATCCTCGACTTGAACGTCTACAACCTAGCCGCTGCGCATTACCTCGGCCTGCACAAGTATCAGGAACCCGACTGGCGCCGGCTGCGCGCGCATTTCGATCAGGGCAGCTTGTTTGCCGCCGCACCGGTGAGCGACGAAGCACCACACGAGCAGGCCGCACCGATGGCCGTCGATGCATCACCGCGCCCGGCGCACACACGCCGTCGCGTGGCCGCGTCGCGCTACCTCAAACGACGATAGAGAACCGCATGGCTTACACAAAGCAAGATCTCCAGCGCATCGAGCGTGCGCTGGTGAAGGGCGAGCTCGAGGTTCAGTTTCAGGACCGGCGCGCCCGCTACCGCTCGGTGGACGAGATGCTGCGTATCCGCAGCGAGATCGTTCGCAATCTGGAAGGTGCCGCGCCAGCATCGCGCGTGATCCGGCTGCGCTCGGCTGGGAAGGGGGCAACATGACCCGATACCCTGCGCTGGGCCAGCTCGGTTTCGTCTTGCCGGCGGAGCGGGCGGTTCGGGCGCAGGCATACGAGGCCGGTGGCACCACCGGCAGCCCGGGCCGCGCCTGGCGCACGTCGGGCGCCGGGCCAAACGCCTCGGTCACGCAGAACCTCGGCACCATCCGCACCCGGGCGCGCAGTGCCGTCCGCAATGACCCGTGGGCCAAGAAAGCGATTGCCGGGCTGGTGACCAACGCCATCGGTACCGGCATCGTGCCGCACCCCGAGCATCCCGATCTCGAACTGCGCACAGCGCTGAAAGAGCTCTGGAGCGACTGGGTGCAGGAAGCCGACGCCGATGGTCTGCTCGACTTCTACGGCTTGCAGACGCTGGCCGCTCGCGCCTTGTTCACCGATGGGGAGGTTCTGAACCGCGTCCGCCCCCGCCGCCCCGAACGTGGCCTCTGCGTACCGCTGCAGGTGCAGCTTTTCGAAGCCGACCACCTGCCGGCCAACCTGAATCAAATGCTGCCCAACGGCGGCGAGATTGTCTCCGGTGTCGAGTTCGACCGCGATGGCGACCGCGTTGCCTACCACCTGCACCGCAGGCACCCGGGCGAAGCAGGGCGCGCCACCACGCAGGCCGGGACGGCGCGCGTGCCGGCAGCGGAGATCCAGCACGTATTCGAGCCAGTGCGGCCGGGTGCAGTGCGTGGTTGCTCGGCGCTCGCCACCGTGCTTCTGCGCCTGCACACGCTCGACAGCTTCGACGACGCAGTGCTTGTGCGGCAGGAAGTGGCGAACCTCTTCGCGGGCTTCATCACCCGGCCCGCGCCGCCTAACGTGCGGCTGGACCCGCTCACCGGTCAGCCCGTGGAGCTCGATGGCGACGGCACACCGCTCACATCGATGGAACCCGGCTCCCTGCAGGAACTGCTCCCCGGCGAGGAAGTGCAATTCGCCGAACCACCCGGCGCCGGCACCGACTACGGCCCATTCATGCGGCAGCAGCTTATGGCCGCCGCCGCATCCGTGGGCCTACCGTACGAAGTGCTCACGGGCGACCTGCGCGACGTCAGCGACCGCGCTTTGCGCGTGATCCTGGGCGAGTTCCGGCGCCAGCTGGAGCAACTCCAGTGGAACGTCTTCATCCACCAGTACTGCCGCCCCGTGTGGGCCGCCTGGACAGACGCCGTGGCGCTGTCCGGCGTGCTGCCCATGCCCGACTACTACCGGAACCGGCGCCTCTATCAGCGCGTGCGCTGGGTGCCGCAGGGCTGGCCGTACATCAACCCGGTGCAAGACGTACAGGCCCAGCGCATCGCCATCCGCGCGGGGCTGGCCAGCCGCTCGGCCACGATCCTCGCGCAGGGCGAAGACCCGGAAACCACCGATGCCGAAAACGCGGCCGACAACGAACGCGCCGACAGGCTCGGCCTCGTCTTCGACTCGGATGCGCGTAGGCGCGACAGCGCCGGCAACGTGACCGACAACCAGGAACACACCAACGATGAAAGCTAAACAGAGGAAGTGGTACGACCTCAAGGCCGCGCGCAACGCCGCCGGCAAGACGGTCGCAGAACTGCGTATCTATGACGACATCGGCTTTTGGGGCACCACCGCCAAAGCGTTCGTCAACGAGCTCGATTCCGTCGCCAAGGACGCAGATGAAGTCCTCGTGGCCGTCAACTCCGGCGGCGGCGATGTGTTCGACGGCTTCGCCATCTACAACGCGCTGCGCCGTTACAGCGGCAAGGTCACGGCGCGGGTGGATGGCATCGCGGCCTCGGCAGCGTCACTCGTCGCCATGGCGGGCGACACCATCGTCATGCCTGAAAACGCCATGATGATGATCCACAACGCCTGGACCATCGCCGCCGGCGACGCCGCTGCATTGCGCAAGACCGCCGAACTGCTCGACAAGACGCGCGACGGCATCGTCGCTGCTTACCGAAACAAGTGCGGCCTGGCCGACGACGAGATCGTCGCCATGATGGACGCAGAGACGTGGATGACGGCCAGCGAGGCCAAGGAACGCGGCTTCGCCGATCAAATCGAGGCACCGGTCAAGCTGCAGGCGTCTGTGCGTACTGGAGAACTCCTCGCGCGGTTCGAGCACACGCCCGAGGCTTTGCTGAAAGCGCTCGAAGCGCCGCCGGCGGAGCCGCCGAAAGCCGCTGCACCTGCAACGCTAGCCTCGGCACCGGCCACCACCACGCCGCCGCCAGATCCCGGCGCGCTCGCGCAACACGCCTTCGCAGCGTGCCGCGCCGCAGGCCTGCCGCAACTGGCTGAGGCTGTCGTGTCGGCCAGCGCGCTCGCCAGCAACGAAGCCATCGACGCCGTTGTCGCCC